GTTATTTTAACTAAAAAGTACTGGGATCATAGTAATGGTATATTGGTTGATCTAGTTACATTACATGATAATTGTAATACTGTTGAGTGGATTTGTGCAATAAGTCTTAAACCAATCAAAGCTAAGTTTATGAATTTTGATTTGGAGAACTTCTTACATCCTGAGTATTATGATATCTTAAAGGCTCCGATGATTGATAGCCGTATCTTAAAATCTTCAATTGAGTTTCGCAAGAAATGTAAAAAACTCTTGCTCGATGAGAGACAAGAGTTTCTTAGACTTGCTAAAAAGAACGCTAAACGCTCTCTTTAAATATTACATTAATTTTGCGAATCGTTGAGCGATTGTTAAACCTTCATCTAATTTAATAGTTTTAGGTAATTCTACTGCAACTGATTCTTCTATTTCATATGTTCCGTCTTTAACGAAATCAGCATGACCTGTCATACCGGCTAGTTTCATAATAGAACCTTTATCACCGGTCATTGTCATTTCATCATAACCGTCTCCGAATGGATCAATATCTATAGTAACTTCAACTCCAATTTCTTTACCTTTATCTTTAATATAAGAATAATCTGGTTTTCCATCTTCGTCTTCTTCATCTGAATATGATTGTAATCCTGATAATGTCGCTTCATTAAGATCATCACCAGTTGGTGTATCTAATGATTCGTTTTCATTTGGTGTTTTAGGCACGATAGGCTTTCCATCTTTATCTACGGGTTTTGTTGCAACTTTAAGATTCTTAGATCCGCTTAGTGCTTTTAAATCTTCTTGTGCTTTTCCTAAATCAGCTACTAGTTTTTTACTTTTTTCTAAGTCATCACTACCATCAACATCATCTTGTTTTAATTTTGCTTTTAATAATTCAACATTAGCTGTTAATTTTTTAGCTTCATCATCACCGTCCTTTGCTTCATCATATTTAGTTTGCGCTGCTTCAACAGCAACTTTTGCAGCTTCTTTCTTCTCATCAGCCTTTACCTTATCAGCTGCGTCTTTTTCCTCTTTTTTCTTTTTATCATCAGCTTTTTTAGCAGTGGCTTCGTCATCATTTGCAGCTGGTACCTTTTTAGCATCATCTTTATCAGACATCTGAGATTTTGATTTTGCATCTGCAGCAGCTTCTGCTTCTGCCGGTGTTTGTTCAGCAGCTGGAGCATCACCCTGTGCTGATGTATAATCCTTTAATGATTGAGTATCATCAGCAATTCTATCTTCTAGTGTAGAAATTTCTAATTTAAGTTGTTTAGCTTCTTCACCTGATGTTGCTTTCATAACTGTTTTAGCAGCTATTAATTTAGCTTTAGTTTTACCTAAGCTAGCGACTTTAGCTAAACCTTCATCACCGCCAGTTAATTCTTTAATTCTGTCGCTTATGGCAGAAGACTGATCTGAAAGTGCTTGATTTTTAGCTTTATTTGCTTGATTAAGAACTTCTAATTTCTTTTTCCAATCAGCTGCATCTGTTTTTTCTTTTGTAGCTTCCTTTTTCTTTGCAAAATCAAGATCATTAATTGCAGATTGAACTAATGCTTTCTGATATTTTTTAAGGTTAGCTTTAATTTTTGTGAATTTAATTGGAGATTTTATAAAATCTAATAAACCTTCATTAACCGAAGTAAGATTAGTTAATTCAAAAAGTTCTTCAAAAAGATCATTAATTTCTGATTCTAATTCAGTAGATTCACCAACTGTTCCAATTCTATCAGATAATTCTGTCAGTGTATTTAGAATTGTATCAACGTCTCTTATTACTTCAGTTCTAACTGTGTCGCCTGGAGTTACAGTGTCAATAGATACTTGATCAACCGACTTGTTCGTTGGCATGTTCTCGTTTACGAATTGTTCGTAAAGCTTTAATTTAGATTTTAATTTCATAATTGTTATTTTATTTTCTATTTAGCATTATTATATTATATATCTAATTTAATTTTGGAAAGTTTACAACAAAAAAAAGGTCATCCGAAGATGACCTTTTAATAATAATATTAATTATTCTAGTTTAAGATTATAGTGCTAAACCTTCAACATAGAATTTTTCGTATTGTGTACCTGGGTGGAATCCAGCTTCAACTAATGCGTATCTAGATTTAACAGCTACTTTCGGAGCCATTGTTCCTTCTGCGATCATTTGAACTGATTCAGCCATTAAGTAAGGCATGAAAATTAATCCAGCACCGTTACCATCACCTTTTCTACCAACTAATACTTCATGTGTAGTTTTACCTCCAGCAGTAACACCTTCGAAAGCCATGTTAGGATCAGTGTAAACATTGATTCCAGCAACAGAACCTACTGGGTAGATTGCTCCTGCAACTTGGTTAAATGTGTTAGCCATTGGGTTAGATACAAATCCTGCAACACCTTGTAAAGCTGAAGCAACTTTTGCATCAACTACAGCGAAGTTACCAGCACCTCTTCTACCTCTGTTAGCAATTAAGTTTGCAGCGGCTAAAACGTGTGTTAAGATTCTTCTATTAACATCACCGTAAGTGTTTCCACCTTGAGTGTAAACTAATTCTAAGTTTCCAGCTAAAGTACCTTCACCAGCAATAGATCTCATTTTAGATAAAATGTGAGTATTGATAGATTGAGTTAATTCGTTAGTTAAAACTGCTTCTACTTGAGCAACAGCATCAACACCGAATTGTTTTAAATCTTGTACTTGCTCTCTTGTAACTGCAGCAGCAACTTGGAAAGTTTCAGCAGCAACACTTTTAGAGAATAAAGAAAGACCCATTACTTTATCAGGAGTAGATTCACCAAGATCTCTTGACATTGGCTTATCGTTTGCATCAGCACCTGAGAATCCAGGAATGTGATCTTCTAAAGCTTTAACTAATTCAGCACCTGCATATCTTGCAGCTATATTTGCTTCACCGTCTAATGCATCAACAATTTTGATAATTGATTTTCCATCAATTCTAGAAGTTCCAACTAATACATCGTTACCTGCAGCAACTGCATCAACTGCACCTTTAATATAAGTAGGTGTAACGTTTCCGTCAACTTTTCCACCTTCGTAAGTAAAGTCTAAGTAAGACAATAATCCCATTGGTCCTGCCATTGGTACTACTGGTACTAAGTCTAAACCGATAGTTTGAGCAGCTACTTGCATTGCTAATGGTAATAAAGTCGGAGACTTGTCACCAGAACCATTTTCACCACCTGCTGCACCGTTAGATACTGCTGAAGGGAAAGATACTGCACCCATACCTGCTAAGTTCATGTTAGGGTTTAAAGACATGATGTTCGCGTCTTCGTAAAGTTTATGGTTGTGACAGTAAGTCGACATCCATGCTAATTTGCTAGATTCGTTAATACCTGTAGCTTCCGAGATTATCGGTGCCCATGTATTTTTGATCTCAGCTTCGTTTAATAAATTCATAATTTGAGAATGTTTTTTTGTTTGTTTGTTTGTGTTTAGTTAAAAACTCGACATTCAATGGGTGTTCTGCTTCTGTCACCCTTTATCGTCGATTGTTATTTATATATCTATGTTTTATTTGTTAAATCTCTTTTTGAATGCTTCAGCCATTTCTGTAACATCGTAACCGATGGTAGATTTAGGCGCTTCATCCTTAGATTCTGTTACCATTGCAACTTTTTCCATTTCAACTTTAGTATCTCTTAAGTCTCTAGTTTGCCAGAAATTAGCAACTTGGTATTCAGTTTTTAATGAGTGGTATTTAGCTTGTGCTGTTATTTGATTCTGTTTAGATTCAGATAAGTTTTCCCATGCTGCGCTGTATTCCGCTGGCATTGCAGTAATAAACAATGGTTGTGCACCTTTGTTTTCAACAATAAGCTCTGCGTTATTCATTAATGATGAGATTTCAGATTCAGTCATAAAGCCTCTTTGAGAAACTGTATTTCTAACTTCTGTTTTAGCTGATTCATTTAATGCGTTATACTTTTCTCTTGTCGTAGATGATACAACTCTAAAGAATGAAGGATTTTCATTTTCTTTTGCTGTAGCATTTTCTACTAATTTATCTAATTTAGATGAGATTTCGCTTTTGTAAGATTCTAATGGATCTAATGCTCCTTCTTCACCTTCAGTTTCTTCTTCACCTTCACCAGCTTTAGCTGCTTTGGTTTCTGCTTCAATTTCTGAATCAGATTTAATTGCGTCAGATTCTAAATCTTCAGCGTCTTCTCCATTTACTTCACCTTTAGTATCACCTTCTTTTGAATTATCTCCTGCTTCAACTTCTTCACCTTCGATTTCTTCAACTTCTTTACCAGCTTTATCAGAATCAGCAGCTACTGCGCCTTCTTCAGAATTATCACCGATGTTTTCGATTTCTTCAGTTTCTTCAGCTTCGTCAGCGTCTTTTGCAGGAGCTTCAGCTTCTGCTACTTCTTTAGCAACTTCTTCACCTTCAACTTTATCAGCTGCTTCAACTTCTTCCTCTTCAGTTTCTTCAGCTTCAGCGTTAACTGGTACTTCAATAACTGTTTCGTTTAATGATTCTGCAATATACTCTGCATATTCAGAAACTGATTGTAAGTTTTCTTTTAAGTATTCAACATACTCTAATAAAGATTCGTGAGAAGTACTTCCTTCGTTATGTGCTTCTGCTAAATAATTAGCGAAGTCTTTAACTTTAGAAACTGCTTCAGCAACATGCTCTGTATAAGAGATATTGTTATCTAATGTTTCTGCTAAAGATTCAGCATATGAAATACTTTGATCTGTTTTCTCAGCAACATGTTCAGAATATTGAATGTTATCGTCTAATTTACCAGCGATGTATTCTACGTATTCTGTTAATTGATTAACGTTTTCTACAACGTGATCACTATGATCTTTCAAGTTTTGTACTGTTTTATCTTCTGAAACTTCTTCATTTTTAGTTTCGATAGATTCTTTTAATGTCTTGATCTCATTCGCCAAATACTCAGAGTACTTATTGAAATCCTCGGATTTTACAAATTCTGCCATGTTTTTATTTTCTTTTATTTGTGTGTTTGTGTTTTTAATAGGTTGGTTATCAATAGCTTCTGTGCCATTCATTTCGTAAATTGCTAAATTTCCTGCGTTTGAATAACCATACGTTTCGTTAACTCTCTTTAACTCTGCGTTTTCAAAACCTGGATCAGCAACTAGATCATAAGTAAATAATTGTTTAATCTTTACTTGTCCGTTAGATTCAACTGCACCTGCAGCTCTAGATGAAATCTGTAAAGGAACACCAGCATCTACTAAAGCTTTAGCTTGTCTTCCAGCGTCTGTATCTAATAATTTGATACGTCCTCTTACTTCTTTACTATCTTTGTCATATACAAGTTCTTCAATGATATGTGATACATTCTTTAAAGAAATGTCAAATTGTGCAGGATGATCTAATTCGCCCAATAACTTACTAGCTTTAATTTTAGCTTGTAATGCTTCAATTTGTGGAACATACTCCGACTCAGTGTATATACGGTTGTTTTTGTTTTTTTGATCGATTTGACCAAAAATACCTTCAAGAATGTAATCTTTGTTCTCTGAAGTTGTTACACTTAGAGCTGATGAAGACATCTCGACGATTAATAAATCGTTAGTATTTTTCATAATGTTTTATTTTTCTATTTTTAATATATATCATACTTTATTATCTAAATATCTTATTACAATCCTGCTAATGGATCCTCTTCATCCTCTTCGCCTTCTCCGCCTTCCTTTTCAGCTTCTTTTTCAGCTTCTAGTTCTTCTGCAGCTATATCATTGTATATCTTAACTAATTGGTCAATTTCACCTTCTGCGAAAGCGTTTTCACCATAACTATCATAAAAATATTGTTTAAATTCATCGTCAGTCATTGATGCTGTTACAGCTCCTAAAATCTCTGCAGATTTTATAGTAGAACCTGAATCTAATTTAATATCGTCAATAATTATCTTGGAATCTTCTCCGGCTCTCATTGCATCTTCTGTAATGAAGTCTTCAAATGTTTTAATAATTTTCATAATCTATATATCTTTTTTAATAGTGTGTTACATTGCGAATGGATCTTCAGCCTCTGGCTCTTCAGCAGTCGTTTTCTTTAATTTAGATTTGGCTGCTTCATTACCTCTAATTTCATCATCACTTAATTTAAGATATTTCTTAACTAAGTATTCTTGATCGAAGTAATATTCTTCTTCCATTGTTTCTTGATTTGTTGTCATTAATGAGTCTCTCATTGTAGCAATAAAGTCTAAACGTTTCTCCATTAATTCCATGTCTTTTAATTCTGAGAATACATTTTCTTCATTAAATCGTAATGCGACTTGTGATTTGAATTGTGGATCGTTTGTGAATTCAGGATATTTAAGACACATTTGAATAAACAAAGGCTTAGATAAAATTTCCATGAATGTAGATCTTAAACGTTTGATAAATTTACCAAACTTAATTTCATCTCTAATCATACCATCAGCAGCAAGATTGAAATCTCCACCACCATCTTCATATAAGAATCTAGAGTAAGGTATTTTTGAAACGTGTTTTAATTTGTCTGAGAAGTATTTAAGTGCTTCTGTATCTGAAAGATCTGGTCCTTCACTGTTTAATGTTTCAATTTCTGGTGATTCACCATCTTTAGAAGGCAGCCAATACTCTTTACTAAATTGTAACATTGGTTTACCATCTGTTGCTAGTGTTCCTGATTCCCAATCAAAATCAACTGATTCTTTATAAGAGTTCATTAACTGAGAAAGCGATTGCTTTGCTCTAGTCTTAGATTTACCACCGACAGGTATAACAAACTTCATTCTAAATGAAGCGTTAGTTACTGCCCATATAACTCTTGTGTGTTCCATTATTCTTAACAAGTTGAATGATCTTGTTAATCTCTCAATATATGAAACTCTTGATGTTGTTGTTATTGAAGAATATGAAATATAGATTATTTGAGAATCATATAACTTTCTTTCTTTAACTGGATCATCTTTATATTGTACCCAAACTTTCTTACCATCTTCGTGGTTATATCCAGGAATAAGTGTAATTGGATCTATTTCTTTAAATCCTATAATCTCTTGTTGATCTGGTGAATAAATAATCTCAAATGCTAAATATCCATCAATTAAGAATTTTCTAAAGAAGTACCATGCTGATTGATCTGAGTTAAACCCAAAATAGTGATACAGTTGTCTAAAATATTTATTAAGATCTTTATCAACGTCGTCTGAAACATCCAATCCTAATATTTCTGGGTAACAGAAAAAGTTTTTATTATCGTATACTATTGATTCATCACAAAGAATATCTAAGATATCTTCAACCTCATCATTAAGTGAGAATTTTCTAAGTTCATCTCTTTTACCTTCATATGCTGTATCAAAGAACGGTATATTAGATCTAAGATTAGTATCTGTCATTGACATTGCTGCGAATGCACCATAGATGTCATCGTTGTCAACGCCAAATGGATTCATTTGACCATAGCCAATTTCTGCTTCCATTGGGCCGATTGCTTGTGACTGTCTTAATACTAAGTCGTCATATCGCATACCGAATGAGGATAAAGACTTCAAAGCATTTGAAATGCTAAAGGGTTTTGATCCGTTACTTAGTGGTCCGTTTCTATCGTTAAATCCTGCCATACTATTATATTATTATGTTCTTGTTATTATATATCTTTTCTTTTTGAGCGCGTTTTTAGGTGCTCTCTGAATGCTTTCTTGACCTCGTTGATTCCAATACCATATAGATCTTGGAAATCACACAATGCGATCTTTGCCCAACTTTCATATGAAACTACTTTCTGGTTCTTTTTCAACTCTGGTATATATTGTCTAATAGCAAAATCAAATCCAAAATGTACTAAGAATTTTACAATATCTTTGTATATTAGTTTTATTTCACTTTGTGTTTTTGCGTTGTTTTCTTTAGATCTACCAGTGCTTGATTTTATTTGACCAGACATACGATCATATACCATATCTAATAAATCCTCTTTAAATTGAACTGGTAATAAATTTAGATTAATACCAACATCTGTTCCGCTCGAATGTGGTTCTAATGCAAGTACTACTGGATTCATATCCCACCATGGTAATGTTTTCATGTGTTTGGGTTTTTCATATCTAAATACATGAATCATACCTGTTTTAAATGGTTTACCATGTTTTGATACAGTATGATCCTTAACGGACTTGACAGCCTTAGCAAACCATTTCTCAGCGCTTTTACGTGCTTTGACTTTTCCGCCAGCTTCTTTGCTTAAATCCTTAATATCTTTCTTTATCTTACCCATTATTTAAGAGACTTTTCTGTTAAGACTATAAACCTCCAACCTCTGTTGTCAGCATACGCCTTCGCATATTTATATTTATCTCTATTTTTTACATACTGCTCTGCCAAAAACTTATATGATTTCAGTGCCTTTTGACTGTTCTTAGTCGGTGGCTTTGGGATAGTGATTTGTGCTTCTGGTTTAATTTCAACCAAGAATTCTGTATCTCCATCAAGTCCGCTAGTTTTCATATAGAAATCTGGGTAGTATTTGTGTTCTCTTTTATCAAATGACCATATGTACCGTATTTCTACAGGTTCACTTGACCATTTAATTACGTCTTCTCTATTATCACATATAATCATAAACTTCCTTTCCCATGATGATCTATAGATTATCGGGAGTGGTCCTATATACTTGTCAGGATTCTTTGGTGTAAAGTATCCTTGTATAAAACCTGAATTATTAGATGGTTTAAGATTTTTTATTGACATTTAGATGTTGAACATTCCACCACCATCATCGCTTCCACCACCTGTTGTGATACGATCTATTGATAATGTGCCTTTGTATTTTTGTGGGTGAATTTTATTCCATCCTTTAGCATATCCTCTCTTTGCAATCTCTGTAAAGTATGCAAATGCATTTGGATATTTAGGGTTGAAATTTCTCCAGTATTTCAAAAGATCTAATATTGCAAACTGTAGACAATCATCCCGATCATCACTGTTAACATAGTTTAATTTGTTAATAGTTCTTTCGGCTAACAACACTAACATCTTCTCTGCAGTCGGTGTGAGTTTGTCGGCATCTTTTGAAAGGACCATTTGATTATATAAATCTTTATTATTTAGGTAATTTTTGCTTTTTTTAGCCATAGTGTAATGTATGTTTAATATTATACTAAAAAAAGCCCAATTGTTTCCAAATGGGCTTATTTAAATAGTTATATGGTTAGATTAAATAGAATCTTCAACAGAAATTTGAAGTTTGTTTTTCTCTATTCTCTGTGGTTCGTCGTTTACGAATACTGTTAATATGTCTGATTTACCCTTTCCGGTAAATTCAAGAGCATCAACTTTAACTTTAGATCCTTTAGGTAAATCTTCAGATTCTACTGTAGTTTCTGCAGTAACATATCCATCATCTCTAGTTAAGAAATCTTCGTTTTGTAAATCGTTTAATTCTTCTGTAATTCTTTCGATTTCAGAATTTAATAAATGATCTGCTGCTTTAATATCTGGTAAGTTTCTGTTAGCTTCAGATAATCTGCCTTTCTGATCTTTCAAAAATGCAATCATTTCATACATCAATTGAGTTTTCTGAGTTTTAAGAGCTCTGCGTTCTTTGTAAGATTCTAAGATGTCTTCAACCATTGGTGTAATATCTGCTCCAGTGTTTTCAGCAACATATTCAACTGCAGCATCTGCTAGTAATTTAGTAAATTTCTCAATCTTAGTAGACTCGTTGAATCTATAAACAAACATGTTGTCTTCTGTTCTCATTGCTAAAACCCTAACGTCTCCGTCAGTTGATTCATTAATGAAATCTAATACACTGTAGTTATTAAAGTTTTTACAAGCGAATTCAAATAAATTAATTGTTTCTTTATCTTCGTACTTAATGTAAGCTGACGCTAATAAAGATTCTGATAAAATCATAGAATCAGTATGTACTAACTCAATATTACCTGCATAGAATTTCTTTTCAGTAACATTATATGAGAAATTAACGATAATTGAATTTTTAAGTAAATCAGTTCTTGTTGATTCTAAAAGTTCTAATTCTTTTTTAACTTCAGTAACTGCTACTTTTTTACCAGATTTCTTATATGATTTAATGTTTTCATTTAAGAAATCAATTTTTTCATTTAAGCCAACTAATGTATCGAAATTAGTTAATGCTGATTCGTCAATATTGGAAATAGTTTTCTTGTTATTATAATCGTAGTAGAATGAAATACCCTCGTTAGTTATACTAAACGTATTGTTTGCTTTAACTAATGATTTGAAATCTTCAGAAACGTTTGCAACTTTTTCTATATGACTTCCTGTCATTTTGAAATTTTGTCCGCCCGCGTGAAATACAAAACCTTGTTTTGACTCTATGACTGGTGAAATAATTCCTTTGTTTAATTTTGCCATTTGTGTTGTTTAATTTTTTATATATATCTTTTGTTTATTCGTTGAATGGTAGATCAGTAGATGAAACGTCTAATGGATCACCAAATGAAGGTTTCAACCTATCTGGCGTTCCTTCTGCAATATCAGATGTATTACCGAACTTAAATATTCTATTTGAATTCTTTCTTCTGCTTGAAGTTCTCAATAATTGAGAATTTGTAGTTAATTCTGTACCAAGTAATGATGTGTCGATTGTGCACTCAGTAATTGGAGCAGTTTGTGTTAAAATCCATGAAGTAGAATCTGCGTCCCATGTATATATTGCACAAGTAGAATCAGTGTATGTTAATGGATTTGGTAATTCACCTTCATATATTGAAGATGGATCTAAAGCTACTTTGTTAGGATCTCCATAATTTCCAGTAACACCACCAGTATATACAGTTCTTGTAAATTTAGTATAAATGTCGTCTTCAAAATCAAATGAAGGTATAAATGTACTGATCTCTAAACTAAATGTTATTTTGTGGTTTTCTTTATCATCAAATCCATATTCGATTGGCTTGTCCTGTGTGTAATCGTCTGGCATCATGTATTCCGATGAAATTCTATACATACCATCATCTATGTGACCTGCGTCTATGTGATAGAAATTAGCCTTGTACATATTTTTGATGATTGATTCAGTAACCTTAAACATATCTAATTGACTAGATAATAATATTTCAATATCTACACCAATTACACATGGAATCATTTCGAATTCTGCAACATACCCTTCCATTAAACCTTGATTATTCATCATAGTATAATTACCGAGATTTCTTTTATTGACTAGTTTTCCAGGATCTACTGAAAATGAAGTTAAGTTAACAATACCTCTTGGTACTTTATCATAATTCCCATCTGCAAATGTTCCATCAGGATCACAGCTTTCTCCATTCATATTGGAAAACAAAAAGTTATCTTTTATAAAATTCTCATCTCCAGCAACGGCATAGAAAAATGGTACATCTATAATAGCCCTTTCGTCATTAGAGACTTGTCTCCAAAAACTAAGCTTACTATTTAGATCAGCTAAAAGACCTACAATAACGTGTCTAATAACACTGTCGTCTTTGTTGTATTTTAAATTATATGTTGCCATTAACTATATATTCTATTTTTATTCAATTGTTTCTATAGTAAACTTAGAGAACCCGTTTTCACGATAAATCTCAATTTTCTTATCAAATATCTCATGTGGTAAAACTGAGTGGTTTATCACAAAGGTATTTATCTTATTTTCTTTTATGACTTGATTAAGAATTTTCAATATGTTATATACTCCATCATTGTCTACAGAACTTAATAATTCATCTAAGAACAATAAGTTCAATTGAGGGAATCTTAATTTAAGTATCTTGATGATTGCAATGATAATAATAAAATCTGCCTTCTTTCTCTCACCAGTAGAAAGTGTCATTGGATTAATATCTTCACCTAAGTGATTAATAATACAATTGAATTTCTCATCAAATCTAATATGGAACGGTAAGTGCATTGTTTGACTCATCGCTGCAATATTTGAATTTAATCCTGGTAAAATAGTTTTGACTGCAAGATTTTTAACACCATCTTCACCTAAAACCCTTTCAACAATTTCCATAAATGCATATTCTGCATTCAATGTATCTTTATTACCAGATTTAGTAGATTCTTTTTGTTCAAAGTCTGTAATCAAAGTCTTAAGGTGTTCAAACTGAGAATCATCTGGTGTATCTTTTATTTTAAGCAATTCAGATTTAAAAGATTTCATATTGTATCTAATATCTGATGCTCTTTGTTCTAATACATTTTTATTGATTCTTAATTGATCAATATTTGATTTGACACTTGTTAATGATTCTTTAAGTTCTTTGATACGATTGGTATCAGTTTCAATTTTAGTACAAAAATGTTCCTTTTGATCCATGTGCCATTGACTATCTAATTCAGTTTCACATGTAGGGCATTTTCCACTCTCATATAAATCTAACTTTTTCTTAAGATATTCAATTTCATGTTTTAATGTAGATGCATCAGATCTTACCGTTTCATAAACAGTTGTATCATATTTGATCTCTTTGTCAATTCCAGTCTTTTCTAGATCTAATGCCTTAACGCTTTCATTAAGTTGAATTAAATTTGTTTTTAATTCATCTATTTTAGAATTGTTCTTTTCTTGTGATTCTTCTAGTAATGTATTAAGTTTACCTTTTACAGATCCTATAGAATCTATAATTTGGTTTAACTCTGATTCGTATGAATCTATATCTGTTTTGATATTCTTTCTCTCCATTTTAATAGAGGTTTGCATATCATTAAGAATAGAGAAACCAAACATCTTATCAATAATTTGTTTTTTATCTTGATTAGACATTGTCAAAAATGACTTAAAATCATTAACTGATAAAATTATAATGTTTTTAAATACATGATATGGTATACCGTATATCTCGTCTTCTAAATAGTCCTGTACTGATTTCTTACCAGCCTTATCAAATTCTACACCATTTAATTTAACACTAAATTTAGTAGGCATTAAACCTCTTTCTATTATAACATTTATAGAACCGCATTTTAATGCGATCTTAACGTGTAATTCTTTGTTAATCCTATTAGGAAGATCTGCAAGTTTAACGCCTTCGACTCTTCCATATAACGCGTATATAATAGCATTAGCAATAGTAGTTTTACCATCGCCATTCTTTCCAAGTGTCAAAAACAATTCAGAAGCATCTTCTTCAAACTCTATTCTTTGTAATTGATTACCGTAAGATGCAAAGTTTTTAAATTCTATAAAATCTATTCTCATATTTCTATACCGTTATTATGAGCACATTGATTATATAGTGCCATTAGTTTTTCTTTTAGTCTGCTTTTAGTTTCTTCATCATCACCTAAACTTTCAACATATACATTACATAAATTCATTATACTGTAATTCTTATACATTTCTTCTACATCATCCATATCATGAAAATCCTTATCGATATAATTATCTTCTTGATAAATATTCGGTTCAAGTTTTCTACTAATATTTTGTATCTTATTAATAAGTTGACTTAATGCATTTGTTGTTGCGATCTTTGATGGGACGAATAAATCTACAAAATTGTTTTTGATCTGATGTTTAAACGTTCCAAGTGGCATATCATATAGCTGCATGATGTTATATTTCATGAACTTAGGTGATATATCATTTACATAAAATGTCTCTGACATGTCTTCTAAATCTACTAGGTCAAATCCTTTAGCATTATTTGCATCAGATCTTGTCAATTGATATGGAGTACCAACCATTAATAACTTACCTTTTTCTTGTCTAAAATGAATATGCCCAGAATAAACTCTTAAATATCTGTCATATATGTTTGAGTCTGTTCCGTGTTGATTTTTAACTTTAGCGTTTAAATAAATACCTTTAACTTCCGAATGACAAAATACTATTTCTGCTGTTGGGTATTCTACAAGTGTTTCTGTTTCGTGATCAGCATCTCTTCTCCATGGCATCATTAATACCTTCCTACCATGCCATTCCATCATTTTAGGTTCTTTATAGATCTGTACGTTTGGTATCCATTTAAGTGAATCTATTGAAGTTACTTCGTTTGAGTTCTTAGCCCAAATATCGTGATTACCACAAATGACATGAACTGGTAGAATTTTACCAAGTTCTTCAAATAAAGTTACCGCGTAGTTTAATACCCTTATATTAATAGATTGTCTATTATCAAAGGTATCACCGACTTGTACTAGTACATCGCCTGGTTTTACGTTAGCTCTAAGATTCGGTAGAAACACATCTTCAAAAAATTGCTTTTGAATTTCTAGCCATTCCATAGAATTAGCTCTTACACCAAAATGCAAATCTCCGAGTATCCAAACTCTTCCTGCGCCTTTCTTTAAAACATGTGCTTCTATCATTCTAAAAAAGTTTCATTATATTCTTTCTCTTTAATATACCTGTTTTCAAATCTAATTCTTGTATTAAATCTTCTTTATATACATTGGAGAGTGAACTGTAAAATTTAGTTGGATTAATATCGAAATAGACGCATAGCTCGCTGAATAAATCAATACGACTGTTTTTTATGGACATTTCATCGATAACATATCCATAAATGTCGTTTATGTCTGCCTTCTTTAAAGAGGTACATTTACCTAATTCATCTACTTTGTTAAATACCTTAAATCTCGATGATTCAATTAATTCATGAATTCTTCTTGCGATTAAATCATAGTGAATTTTATCTTCTTCGTCCTTATTGTCTTTGACATTAGGATCTAGTTCGAATTTTATAGTTGTAAACTCTGTGTCTGGTGATTCGAAATTGTTGTTAAATATTTTATCGTGTGCCATAATTATATACTGTGTAAGTTTGAATTTGTAGTTTCCTCTGTCTCGATCAACCTCATGTAATTCCAATTAATATTTAATTTACACTTGGTTCCTTTTCCTTCTCCATCTCTAATTTTTAATACCTTTAACCAGTATTCTGAGTTAGCTCTCATCATATCATCTTGTATAATACCAAGCATAACATCGGCTGTATGTGAAAGACCCGCAGATTCTGCAATGTCTGTCATTCCAATATCACTTGAATTATAACCATTTCTAGTAATCTGTGTTGCTGTAACTATTAACCAATTATTACGAATACCCATTGCTCTAAGATCTTCTGCAATTTGCTTGATCTTCATATAAGTATTCTCAGTATTTTGGTTTCTGTAGTTTGCAAGAATGTTGATGTAATCAATTACGACTGCACCTACTTTAATTTGTCTTTCTTCTTCTATTTGATTAACATATGCTTCAATATCTAATACAGTTGCTTGTGATGTTGGAAACTGTTTTACAAATAAAGATCCAGGCGGTGTTAAACCATCGCCTACAGTTTCTAATCTTCTTTTAATATGATCTTTGTTTTTAGCCTTATCACCATATTCGTTAATCTCAATAGTTAAAAGATTAGCACCAATACGTTTTACGAATTTATGTGCTGCCATCTCTGCAGTAACTACTACTGTATTTGTTCCCATCTTAACGAAGTTCGCTGCATCGTTTGCTAAGTATATTGACTTACCAATGTTTTGTTCACCTGCATACACAATTAAGTTACCACCTTTGTCATAACCACCGCCTAACATTCTATCTAAGAAATTGTAACCAGTACTAACCTTTTCTGAATCCTTTTGATCATGTGAATCTACATCAAAGAAATCTAAACCTAAATCTGAATTAAATGATAAGTTATTTCTATCATTAATAAGACCCTTAACTTTAGTAACAATACTATCTACATTTTCAGGAGTTACCTGAGTTGTTTTAATGAATTCAATAGTATCGATTAATGAAGTATCAAATGTTCTCCATTTAATCCATGCTTCAGCTGTAGACGTTAACCATTCTTCGTCATATTGATCTAAGTCAACTTCAAATATAAGATTTAATATCTCTTCTGATATTTTAGCTTTAGCCTTTTCATTTCTTTGAATAAGCAAAAGAAGTTGTTCTCTTTTTGGAGTTTCGTTAAACTTCTCAAAGAACTTATTAGACAATTGACTTAATATATCAATTTCCTGTGATGTGTAAAATCCGCTTTTAATACTCTTTAAGTACTTTGTCTTAATTAAAGAGAATCTAAAGAATATTTTTTCAAAGTCTTGTCCGAATTGCATAGTTATTAAATGTTGAAGTTATTGTTTTTTATATGTGCGAAACATATTTTGTTTTTATACCCTGTAGTTTTGAGTTATTCAAAAGGGTTTGTTTTTATTTTCCAAGATAACTTATCTTGCTCAGTGTTGAGTACATCTACTAAATCTAATTTTACTAATTCTGTAATAGATTCTAATAAATGAGATTCCTCTGTTTCCGGAAATCTATATGTTTTCAGTGCATGTAATGTAAAGTTACCTTTATGCCTGTCTGGCATCCTAACACATAGTTTTATTTCTGATAATAATAAATCGAAGGCAGTCGGGTAACCTGGTAAGTCACTCTCGATGCCTAAGACATATTTTATAGGTAACTTATCTTCATTAATCTTCATCTTCTAATATAGATTCAAGATCAATTTCTCTACCTTCGGTATTATAATTGAATACAGGTTTAATTCTTAATTCAATTTTATCTAATATCTCTTTGGTAAATACTTTTTCAGAGAAGAATTCTCTAGTTGGAACAGTTTCATCTAAATGTTTACAAATCCAATTTCTTGCTGTAGATTTTGGAGTTTTAACACCTTTTTCAATAGTACCTTTTGCAATACCTATTTCTTCCCAATCAATATACTGTTCTAATCCAACATATGCATTCATTCCTTCTGTAAAGTGTAAATGAAATTTAATGTTATGTGGTTTAGCAAATCTATTCTTATTAGGTTTAGCTGTTACAATAATCCCTGCTTTTTCACCACTAGATTCTTTTAGTTGTGCTTTACCTAAATATAATACGATTGACGCAGCATATTCAGGTCCTGTACCACCTCCGGCTACTTGCCTTGAGATAAAGTCTTGTGTTTGATATGTATGATTAGTAAAAATGAAAGGTATCTTAAGATCTGCGAGAGGCGTCATTATGATCCTGAATATAGATTTTAAAACCTTAGATCTTGTCATATCTGCCTTTTCACTACCAGATCTAGCATCATCAATTTCTTTTTGTGTAGCTAAGTTACCTGCAGAATCAAGAATCATCATGATCTTTGGCGTTGTACCACCATTTCTCTTAACTTCTTGCATCTTACTTGTTAATGTAGTAACTGAAGTTCTGAATTCTTGTACAGTATTAATTGGTTGATAATTTACTTTAGAAACATCAATACCAAACTTAACCATTTGATCTTTATCAACTGCTGCTTCTGAATCATAATAGATTACAAAATATCCCATTTCTATTGCTCTTTTTACAGAGTTTAAAACTAAGAATGTTTTTCCTGTACCTGATGGTCCTGCAATTGAACATGTTCTACTATTAGGCCAACCGCCGAAAAGTGAACCACTCACGCATGCATTTAAATGATAATTACCAGTGTCGATCCACTCTGTAACTTCACTAAATGTGGAATTTTCCATTATTGAACCCAATGGATTCAAATCAGCCAATTCTTTGTTTAAGTCTTTGAAGCTAAAATCTTTTTTTGCCATTTTTATATTGTTATTTTTATATTATATGATGAAACATTGAATTGTTTCTTATTGTTCAGGAAACGCCTCACGCTCTCGAAGCCTAAGTTCATTCAATTCTGCTACGGTTGTATCAGCCTCTTCCTTTAGAGCAATTATTCTTTCTTGAATACTTGACAATCTATTTAAAATAAGAGTGTACTCGTCAACATATTCCTGTTGTTCGGTTGTTAAATTTACTTCCATAATTGTTTCTTTTCAAACATATCTATTTGTCCACTTAGTTGCTCATCAGCAATTTCTTGACTTTGAGCTTTTTTCATTTTCCATACAAGTTCTCTGACCTTTTGGCCAAATGTCATGTTGTTTGGATTTTCCTTTTCTAGTAAATATATTAGTTCTTTTAATTCCATAATGTTAAAATAATGCCGAAGCGTAAATTAGGTTAGTGTCTAGCGTTTGTAATCCTATTGCCGTAAGCACTCTATTCAATGGATCAATCATTGCTTTCTCAAATTGAGTATCGTAGTCCACTTTTGGTGCAATTTCATAAGGATGTTCGTTTGGTAGAAATGCATAAACCTCACTGATTGTACCAATACAATTGTAGATCTTAAGCTTTTCACCATTTCCAATCAGCTTATACTTATTTTTATACTTCTTATTATTATTTAAAATATAATTATAGTATCCTGCTGCTTTTACATTTGCTGGACATTTTAGCCCAATCTGTAATTCTTCTTGATCATCTAAGATATACTTATCAATGTTGTTAGTTCTCTTATTAAATGAAATATTATCTATGTCAGTTAATTTGAATTCTTTCTTACATTTTTTCATATACTCTACAAGCAATTGTAACTCTGTTGCAGTTGGTTGTATTTCTGATCTAAACAATATCTTAAGGCATTCTACTAAACGTTCTCTAGCAAACTTAGGTGTTGATGATTGTATTGTATCAAAACCAATTGTTTTTACTTTCTTAAGAGATGGATGTCTATCTGTTACTGCTAGTTTATCGTCCCATGCAATGTTTTGAATGTATTTTTTCTTTGACATCCAAATTCCATTATATGCAAGAGATTCTAATTCAAACATTAAGAAGTTATCTGTGTTTCTAACATCTGCATATTTCTCCATGCACTTTGTGATGTAGTCTCTTAATCTAAATGCATAGAACGCAAGAATAAACACATCAATTTCCATCTTCTTAGATTCATCTTCCCAAATAATAGATTCGTATAAATCTTGAAACTGTACATAACATGAATCAGTATCAATATAAATTACTGAGGGTTTTTCAATCTTACCCTTGACTTTAATATTGAAGTGATTATGGACTGCAGTGTCCTTGTGCCAAAAATCATTAACATATTTGTTAAGTATTGTTTCAGAATAAAGAATTGCATTTTTACCTTGTTTAGTTATAGATTCTGCTATGTCGATGTTGAAAAAGTGAAACCATTTGTTACCGAATGCACCATAAATAGAGTTAAGACTTAGTTTTACAGCCTGTTCATAAGCAGTGAATTTAGCAGAAAGCTGCTTGTAGTGGTCTACAAGCAACTTCGCCTCATCATCTGTTAGTTGATCAATTGATTTATTTTCTAACTCTTCTATATTCATTTATTATGCAGTTTGGCATGTAGAGATTGTCAAAAGAGTTTCTGAATCGTTTGATTCGAAAACTACCTTAGAATCTGAAACATATACAGTTTGTTCTTCTTTGTCTAATAGATTTAAATACTTCTTGTAAACTGTAACTGCACCATTACCACTTGTATCGGGCGTAAGTACTACATTAAATGATTTCCCGCTTACATTAATTCCTGCAACATCAGATTTGATACCGAATGTTTCGTCTTTGTCTAAACCAAATAGGTTTTTAACTTTTCCGATTGAATGTGTATCTAATTTAAAATCAAAATTAGAATCTTGTCTTGCAAAAATAGTATCACGTTGTTCTTTTGAAAGATCTTTAAATCCTAAAGAAGGTTCTGAACATGATAATGTAATTTCTAATTCGTCATTAAAGATACGTAATGTTGATGCTACGAATTCTTCATCGTTTTCAATGAATTCGAATTCACCTTTGATAGCATCGTGTTCGAAGTGTTTAATAGCTTCAATAACTTTGTTACCCTCAAAGAATGCAATCTTCATTTCTTTGTCTGTATCTGGCCATTCACTTACTTGGAAGATTTTATCTGCAGCAATAGAGTGGTGCTTTACAGCATCTCTTTGTGGAAGATAAACAGTTGAATGGATTTGACCCTCTTTTATTTTCATATAAATGAATGAGTCGATTAGTTTAACGCGATTGATAAACTCTGTTAGTGCATGTTGGTCAATGCGATCAATTTGTAATTTCATAATTGTTATTTATTTAGATAATGATATTTGAATATTATACCTATAACTATGAAATAGTTTCATAAAAAAAGGACATACTGTTATGGTATGTCCTTTGGTTAATTTTACTTTAAATTTTAATATTATCTAAGACCTAATTCATCTCGTAAATCTTTCCAGTAAAAATCAGCAATGATTTCTTTAACTGTCATTTCATTATTTTCACCCCAATCAGATATGTAATCAAACATTACTTCTTGGCTAAAATCGTCTTCGTCTAATTTACCATCCATGAATTCATCTTCATATGAATCATAAATGTCATCTGCAACCTCATCAGTAAACACTCTAAGTTTTTTAATGTCTGATGATGAATATTTCTCGTTTAATGTTGAAGCAAATGCTTCAAATAATTTTACATGTTTCATAATTATTTTGTTTTGTTTTGTATTATTTTGTATTATTGCCAGTCTCCGCCGTCAATTGAACCACCATCTATTAAAGATGTGAAATCATCAACTGATGTTACTTCACTTGACCATTCTTGACCACCGTAGTTATCTTCGTCTGACCAAACTGCAGTACCATCCCAATTGAATGTGTATTCGTTGCCATCATCAAATGGATTTTCACCAACAATTGATATAATATCACCATCGAATGATGCATCATATTGATTTTCTAAGTTTTTAAATTCTTTCTTAAGGTTTACTTTAGCTTCGTTGATATTTGCAACAAACGCTTCGAATAATTTTACGTGTTTCATAATTGTTTTGTTTTGTTTAACATGTTCTGATATTTCATCTGCTTCATAAATAAAAACTGATGCCTTTGATGGTGCAACCTCTATTGCAGATCCTACGTAAATTTGAACATACTTGTGTTTTGCTAAATCGACAACTGCGCCCCATTCAGAATATTCAGCTGCATCTTCTTTTCTTTCTTCAAATGAATCTTCAGGAGCATCTCCGTATTCTATAGATCCTTCTGATTTATGACCATATGCTGTACCATCTGTTAATTTAAAATCGTTCATTTCAAATTCAACTTCATCATCATCAAAATCAGGATCTTCTTTTTGTGCTTTTTCTAGTTCTGCTAATTTCTTTTTAGCTGCACCTTGATTTAAATACAAGTGTATTACTCCATAATCTGGTGTATTTTCTGTTACTGCGAATGCTTTTGCCATAATATTATATTTTAATTTATTTAGTCCCAGTTTTCTTCTTCTTCTGGCGCATGATCATTAACGAAATCTATGAAGTCTTCTGCTGTTTTAATTTTGTCGCCATCATCAGACCTTGCAATCCTTTGGTCTTCACCATTTGCTGTTTCTTCTTCAGGATACCATGTGAATACCACTGCGTAGTCTTTGTTTTCTTCAAAATCCCATACTGTTATTTGGTTTCCGTCTAGCGTTACATTATAGAAGTAATCTTTGATCTCTTTGAATTCTTTCTTATAAGATTTTGCTTCGTTTACTGTTGAAGCAAATGCTTCAAATAATTTTACGTGTTTCATAATTGTTTTGTTTTGTTTGTTGTATTATTAGGTTATATATCTATTTTTCTTTAAACAAAACGAAGCCGGGAAGTAGCGAACCCCCGGCTTCTATCCGAAAACTAGTTTCGGTCCTAAGAGTGGTATTCAAACCACACCTTTATTTTAACCCTCGCAACTTGAACATTCAAGAATATCTCTTGCAAATGATTGCGCTGAACTTTGACTAAATTGATAGTAAAGCGTCTTAACGCCTTCTTCATGTGCATATAAATACAATTGATTAATATCCTTTGCTGGTACGCTTGGATGTATCATAATGTTTAACGATTGTGATTGATCAATGAACTTTTGTCTCTGTGCCGCTTGTAATACGATTTCTTTTGGAGATAACTCAACAAATGATTTGAAAACTTCTTTAGTTGGAAAGTCTAAGTGTTGGACAGATCCATCTCTTTTTAAAATATCTTCCCAAACTTGTGGAGTATTTAAATCATATTTGATTAATTCTTCAATAAGGAATGGGTTCTTATAGATAGTCTTTGACTTTGCCAAATCTTTAATAAAATAATTAGATTTGATTGGTTCAATACCCATAGAAACTTGTCCTAATATAAAAGAACTTGATTTAGTTGGTGCAACTGCAAGCAATGTTGTGTTTGCAAATCCAGGTCTAATTGATCTGTAACCTCTTTCGTCATGTAACCATTTAGATGCTTTTTCACTTCTTTCTTTTAAAGTACTAAATATATCATGATTTAATCCCTTTGCTTGAATAGAATCAAATGTAATTAATTTAGATTGAAATAACGAGTGGTATCCAAGTACGCCTAATCCCAATGCTCTGTGTTGTTCAGCAAAACGATGTGCTCTTGCCATACCTGGCATATTTGTAGATTTCTTAACGAATTCATCCATTACTGCATTTAAGAATAATGTGTATGTTTCGATTGCATCAGTATCTTTAATTTCATCCCAGTGTAAAAGGTTAATAGAACCTAAGCAACATACGAATGAATTAAAAGAATCTGTTGGTAACTGAATCTCACTACATAAATTAGATGCTGTGATTTCTAAACCTAATTCTTTATATGGTGAATTGTTGTTTGAATTATCTTTAAACATAATATAAGGAAAGCCAAATTCATTTCTCTTTTGAATAATCTTTGCCCATATTTTACGCTTATCAGAATCTCCAGCTTTCATTTCTGCAATCCATTCATCACCAACAGTAACTCCGAATTGTAAGTTTTGAATAGGATTACCTTCACTACCAATATCTAAGAATTCTAAAATATCATTGTGTTCTACTGGTAACCAAGCTGCACATGCTCCACGTCTTGCTTCTGATTGTTTACATACATCAACTGTTGTATCATACATTCTAGCATAGTGTACTGGTCCATCTGCTGTACCTCCTGTTGAAATATTAGTTCCTCTTGATCTAATATTTCCTAAATATACAGAAGTTCCTCCTCCGTATTTTGACATCATTCCTATTTCTCTACTTCCATTTAAGATGCTATCTAATGTATCATCAACGTTTGATCCATAGCAACTAACAGGAAGTCCTTTATCTTTTCCAAAGTTGATCCAAACTGGAGTTGATAAACTATAGAATCCGCGTTCCATATAATCTTCGAACTTTCTCGCAAATCCATCAATTTTTAAATATCTCTCTGCTGTATTTGCGACATCTTTAATTCTTTGCTCTGGGGTTTCGTCAATATAACCCCTTGAAAGAAATTGCCTACTGTCTTCGTTAAGCCAGTAATTCTTTTCGTATTCCATGTGTTTTAGTTTTTTAATAATTTTAAAATAAATCGTCTTCAGTTATTGACTTAGACTTCTTGTTGTAATCTACGCTTTTCTTATAAAAGAAATCGCCTTCTTTAGTTGATAGTATCTCTACGTCAAACCATAATGATTTTTCTAATTCAATAAGATCAATATCAAATATTGATTTCATTCCAATTCTATTTAATGAATTGTTAAATCTGTTTTTAATAAAGTTTTTAATATTTTCTTTAGATAAGAAATCAAGTTCACCTTTTTCAAATATCCAATCTAATATTTTGCATTCTGCTACATATGCTTTTTTACATGCTGAATCTATTAGTTGTTCGAATTCTTCATCGAACCATTCAGGATTCTCTTCTTTAATAATATTGATCAATTCAGATCCAAAGTTTCCATGAATTTCTTCTTCTTTACTTGTAGCTTCGACAACATTAGAAATACCTTTAAAAAGATTCTTCTCTTTATTGAAAGACATCATAATAAAGAATTGACTAAACAAACTTACATGTTCAATGAATAAAGAAAATAATAACACTGATTTTGTGTACATTTTATTGTCTCTGCTTCTTGTTCCATCTAAATATTTAGTCAAGTATGCAATTCTGTCTTTAATTGCAGGAATCTCTACAACATGTTCGAACTCTTTTTCAAGTCCTAAGATTAATAGTAACTGTGCATATGCATCTTTATGTCTTACTTCAGATTCTGCAAATGTCATTCCAACATCTCCGATTTCTGTAATTGGCATTCTTTTATAAAGATCTGCCCAGAAAGTTTTAACATTTACCTCTATTTGCGCAATCGCAAGCATTGATCTTTTAATAACTTCTCGTTCTTTGGTTGAAATCTTAGTTTTAAAGTCATCGATATCTGTTGTAAAATTAAATTCTGTATGTATCCAATAAGAATGTCTGATAGCATCTTTATATGCCAAAAGCTGTGGATATTGATATGGTAAAATGTTTACTCTTTTTTGAAAAATATCGCTCATATAAGTGTTAAGTGTTTTGATGTTAATTATATATCAACTAAATATACAATGTAAGTATTATTTAATTCTATTTAATTTTTTTAATTTCTTTTCTAGCTTAGCAGCCTTCTCGTAATACGCATAAGAGGTCTTTTTATAGTCCTTTCTTTGCTCATATAAATCTGCTAATATTTTTTTAAGAATAGAATCTTCTTTTTTGAATACCACTCCGTTTTCACAGACAATTACCTTTTTGTCTTTTCGTCTTGTTGGAATTTCTGCTTCAGGTACTTGCTCAACATATGATTCGGGGGAAATATTAAATTGTCTCATTATTGAAGGATATAGCGATGCAAAATCAAATGCACTTACTCCACTATAATATCCAACAATTGGTTGCTTAACGAAAGCTCCTTCGAATTTACCTTCTTTAAGAGCATCGGCTTTACCATATTCTACACCAATCTTTTTATTCTGTTCTGCAAGTTTTCTTGCAAGTAGTGATTCTGTAATCGCAACAGGTGATGATGCTTTATATAATGGCATCTTAGTAATGGTTGCTAGAGTTAAAAGAACTTCCATCGATTTTAACTGTTGATCTATATAGTATACTAAACATGAATCGACTACGTTGTAATAAATGTACTTAGTAAAATCATTTTCATATAGTTCTTGAAGTCCTCCAGAATATTTAATTTTCTTAACATCTAAAACTGCTCCTGAAACAAAGTCTAATGAATTAGATTCTTTAACAGCAACCGATCTATCATATTTGTCATATAATTGCATGTAATCTAAAATACCCATATGTAATGGACGACTATCCTTTCTATCTAACGCACCAGTGATTGCCACTTGCTCCATATCGATCTGTAATCGTTTACATCTATTGACTATATACTGCCAATCATAGTTGATGAAATTCCACCCTGTCATCATTGGGAACTTAGGTAAAAACTTATGCAAAAACGTATATAACATATTATACTCATTATCAAATTTATGATATGAGAATTCCCAATCTTGGTCGTAGTCTTTGAAATGTTTGTTGGTATCTGCCTGTATTTTCTTCATATCTTCCTGAGACATGTCTTCTAATCCTAATACAATTGCTTTACGTTCTGGTGTAATTATTGAAAACGATAGAATTCTAGTTTTAGCTTCTTCTGCTTTTGGGAAACCATCAACTATTTCTGTTTCAATATCTACAAAGTACGTTCGTGGCATATTAAATTCGTAGATCTCTTCCCTGTCTTTTTCTGGTAGAGAATCCATGAAATATAATAAACTAAACTTGTTGAATGATTTAGCGTAACCTCTTTTTAGAGCTCTACCATCCCAATTTCTATATGTTGCATCTTTGTGTTTATCAGTATCTTTAGTTACTACCCAATTTTGGAATTGATTAACGCCATATCTTTTAAATGATACTTTGCCCTCTTTGTCGTAGTAAGAAATAATTAGTTCCCTGTCGGTTTGCTCAATATCTAATAGCATTTAGTAGTTGTTTTTTTGGCGATTTACATTTTCTTCTGCTTTAGCGAAATAATAGTTGTATGCTGTTTTTGCATCCAAGCCAATAGAAGCTGCATAGTTAATAAAGAAATGGAGAATATCTACCCATTCCATAAATAATTCTTTCTTATCACCTTCGGAAAGATCTGATACTTTCATCGTATCATATTTTGTAAAGTCTTTTTTCCAGTATTTCCAGACTGCATTTCCAGAACCATCTTTAATACCTCCAAGTGCATCTGTCATTTCATGTATCTCATCAACTACTGCGTGAGTGTTAACGTGCCAGAAATTCATTACCTCTCGTAACGTCATATCTTCAAAGTTAAAACCATAAGTCTGCTCTTGCATCTTTTTTTGGTTTTCCATGATGTCTGCTAAATGTGTTGTTGATTTGGTGTAAAAGTCTTTTACTTCAAGATCTTTGCATTCATTGTCTATATTTGCCATTTTGTATTTTTTGTTATATTAATAATATGTGTATTTGATTAATAGTTTCAACTATTATCTGTCCATTTCTAGAATTTGTCCCCATTCTCTTTGAGAGTCTGTTATAATTTTTGTTTGATCAGATTCTGGTCTAGGATCTCCACCTACATTCCAGAACCATGCTCCTGGTTTTCCATGTTTCTTCATAAATTCCCATGCTTTTGCATCGTAGTTATATGCACTTGGAAATGGTGGCATTTGATCAAGACTTACGTTTTGATTAAATGGTTTAGGATGAGACCACATTTCAGCTCTACCTCTTTCACCTGTTTTGATATTACGAGCAACTGCAACTGCATGAAAATCTGCATCAGGCCATGCAATCTGTAATGATCTTTGTAATACTCCTGTAGAAATTGCTGACCAAACTTCTTCTGGATATCCGTGTTTTTCTGCAAGATCATATGCAACTTTCACTGCGGCTGCTGTAACTAATTCGTGCTTAAGTCCTAGTGGAATAAACGTTGCGTTGTTATCTTCTGCCCATCTTTTAGCATGTGCGTTAAGGTTTGGCATAGCAGCAACTCTTTTAAATTTCATTTCTGCTCCACGTTCAATACATATCGCTTGATGATCTGAAATTTCTTTTTGTGATGGACTAAATAATACTAATTTTTTATTGTATTTTTCTGCAAGATATGCAAGTGATATACCTGCAAATCCACACCTTGGCTGTACATATACTAATGTATCTGTTGGTGCTGATTGAACTAAGATATCACCAAACCTGCATTTAGAACCAAATCCCATTAAATCTTCTCTTACGACTTTAAATCCATCATGTTCTGTGATAACTGGTTCTGAAAATGGATCTTTCCAATCTCCTGCTAAATCTAACCAAGCTTGACGATTTGGCATCATCAGATTAATATCTTGATTCATTAGACTTTTTGTGTGTTTGTTATGTGCCATATTTTAAAAGTTTGTTTTGTTGCTACCTAAATAACCAGGTGCGGTCATTTCCTTATTGTGATATTCCATAATTTTATCTCTTGCTTCCACTGCAGTATCTACGATTCTAAATAAGTCAAAATCCGATGGACTCATTTTATTACTTTCCAATACAGTATCTTTTAGCCAATCAATTAATCCTGACCAATAATCTTTTCCAACTAATACTATTGGGTATTTTACGTTGTGACCACATTGAGCTAATGTAATTGCTTCAAATAATTCATCTAGAGTTCCAAGTCCTCCTGGAAATACAACGAATCCTTGCGAATATTTTAAGAACATTACCTTTCTTGTAAAAAAGTATCTGCATTCCATTCCTAAATCAACATATTTGTTCATACCTGATTCAAATGGCAATTCAATGCCAATTCCTATAGAATTACCTGAAACTTCATGAGCTCCGTGATTTGCTGCAGCCATTATTCCTGGACCTCCGCCTGTAATTACTCCGAATCCTTCACATGATATAAGCTTAGCAAATTCTCTTGCTTCGTTATACCATTTACTACCTTGTTTTGTTCTTGCACTTCCGAATATCGATACACATGGTACATCTATTTCATTAAAAGTGTCAAATCCTTTTGTAAATTCTCCTTGAATTCTTAGAATTTGCCATGCATCATCTGCTTTATTTTTCATCTTGTTTGTATTTATTCGTT